AGTGCAGCTTCTCTTTGTTGAAGGAGGCTTTGGTACTCATTAGGTAGTCAGTGTATACGATGAATCCTATTTGGCACAAGGACAGGATGAACTCTTGTTCGTCTTCTGCCATGAGGGTTTCCATAAAGTGTCGGGAGCTTTCGTCCCCGGCGAACATGCGGTATTCCATAGTTTCCATGACGTACTGCCGGAAATCTTCGTTATCTTCCAATAACTTAGCTACGAAGCTACGTTCTTCTGCGTCGATAGGCAATCCCATGATCACTATTGTCCCAAACTGTAGTACGCTAAACAAGCGACGGGTTTTCCGTCGTATATCTGGGGGGATATATGGAACCGAAGCTATTTTTGGTCAGGTGGCGTGATGCGTGTGGCGGGGTGAACACGGGTTGGCGCACGGTTGAAGAGTTACAGGAAACAAAAGAAGCGACGGTATTATCGTGTGGCGTGATCCTGCATAGGGACGAACAGCGCGTTTTGATATGCCCGCACGTTTTGTTAGATGACAAGGGGATGGTGGAAGAGGGGGACGCGGAACTCGCCATACCCATGGATTGGGTAACCAGCATTCAGGAGTTGCGAAGCTATGAATGAAGAAGAAGAGTGGGAAAACCTGCTAGACGAATTAGAAGAAGAGAGTGAGTTGAACTTCGGGGAAGCAGAGCCAGACGAAGAAGAAGCTGCGGATGAGTCGTTTTATGCAAGCCGCCTTCGGCTGATAGAAGAAGCTGCCCGGAGAGTAAAAGGTGGATAATCCGCCAGAATACGTGGTGCCGTTGTGTTGCGTGTTGATCGCGGTCTTGGCGTGTTATTTCATGAGCAGTTGAACTGCTTGGTCAGGATGGCGCACCAAAAATAAAAATCCCCATCCGACATGTTAGATTTCATCTTGTTAACCCGGTCGCAAACCAACCGGACGTTCTCTGTAGTGTAGCCCTTATCCGGGTCGATCCTGTCTATTGAAATATTAGTCCCGCGCCGTGAGCCGTGGTTCGATGACAGTCCTTCGTGCATCCACGTCATAGGTAGCCCCGAGACGGCGCAGAAGCCCTTTTGTTCTTCAAACACTCTCATCAAAAAATCGATATCGACGCCGGGATCAAGCTCAATGTCTTTTTTGTTGACACGGCTTTTCATATCACCTATTCGCCGCGTTAGGTAATGACGGGGTGTTTTATGAGCGGAAGCGACTTGATTTTTGGCATCACAATCAGAGCACACAGGAGTACCACGCTGATATTTGCCCGTGTGGTAACGTGCGCCAAAAAAATTTTTACTTCTTCTTTTCTTGCAGACTCTGCAAGTAAGCCGACCCAATCGCCTGCCCCCACCTGCGATTAATCTTGGGGGCTATGTATACTAGATAACGTTTAAGCAAGCAAGGCGATGATTATAAAGACAATAAACATGACGGCGTATTGCTTCCAACCGGCCAACTCTTTTTTGGGCTCACTAATCTTCCAAAGTTTCTTCGTCATCTTTCGGCCTGTAGTACACCACGTGAGCATTACACTCTAAGCAGCTTAGGTTTGAGGACATGTCGAACAGGGGATCTTCTTCGGACAGGTCGTGATCTCCGCCCCAGATAAGTTCTCCCCCGCACCACCAGCATATAGCTTGGTTCATTACAGTTTCTCCGTGGGTTGAACTTTACTCCATTGTGAGCAAGGCTCCGTGGCCCGTGACCCGTGTAACGTGCAATACCACTTGCGTTTGCCTGTCGGCTTACTGTGGCGACAAGTTATACACTCAACGGCGATAGGTGGTGGTTGGACGCCGTTGGGCCAGCAATGTGGTCGGTAGTTACAGTAGCGGCACTCAAAGCAGTCAGGGGTATCTGCAATGCGGGCGGCGGACGAGCCACGGACCACGGATAGGGATTTACGCAAAAGGTCTTTGTAACGCGGCGCGTTAAACGCCACGTGTTCTGCGTGATACGCGGAGGTGTTCTTGTTGTACGCCACCATCCACGCGAAAGGAAACTGGGAAAGGCCCATGAGCAGTTGCATCTGGTCGTAGTAGATGGGGTGACTGCGGGCGATTCCTTGGTTTTTGAAGCTGTTCCATTTCTTGTCGTTCATGGACTTAATTTCAAGGATCTGAGGGTTCTTGCCTTCCCCGTTGTGGATGACACCATCTGCGTGACCCCGGAGGTGTCCGCCGAGTGCCGTGTACGTCCACTGCTGGCCGGTCTTTGGGTCTATCTCAGAGACAGCCACGCCAGCTTCTTTCAAGTCAGCCACCACGGTGTCTTCTAAATGATGGCCGAGGTTGAAGATACGTATGACGGCGGGTGGGGGGCTGGTCTGGGGATAACCCCGGAGGCTGTACTGCAAAAAGGCGTGGCAGGGGTTGCCCACGTTGCTGGCCCCAATGTAACAACGCCGTTCGTTCTTGTATGCCTTGGCGGTGCCGAGGTCAATTGCGTTTATCAGATCCATGTCTGATACCGTAACATATATAAAAGATAAGGGCAAAAAAAACCCCGCTTTGCGCGGGGCTCGGGCTCAATGTTCACTTTGGGAGAAAACAACTTATGCCCTAACAAACTACTTTAGGAGTAATTGCATGATCCCATGAAATCATGCATCTTCATGATACCCCACAGGCTTTACCACTTCAAGAACTTCTAACGTGGCCTTGTCGGCGGGAACAACCGAAAGATCGCTCTGTACAGCAACTGGTTTGTTTAATCTATCGGCGGTTTGGTGAGCAGCTTGGATGGCGATTTTTACATCGTCAGACGCTATTCCAAACCACCACCTGCCAGTTCCTTTATCAAACGATCCAGAAACCATCTAGCTTTCCTCAAATCTTCTACCGGGGCGTTCTTATGCTCATAGCGCCAAATGTATTTCATTGAGGACGCTTTGAGGTACGCCTGAAACCCTTCGGGGGTCAAGCTTGCTTTAATCGCTTCGATACACTCTATGCCCCCTTGGTTGTAGTGGGGCGGACAGTGTACGTTATCGGATATCGTTGGCATCTCGTTCCCTATCCGCATCAATCTTGGACTTTAGGAACTCATGCCATATATGCAGTTTGTCGAAGTCCGAACGCTCAACCTTGCCTTTCGCGTAGTCTTTTTCAAGCTTCTTCAAGGCTTTGTCGAACTCTTCCTGCATTGCTGTAAATCGACTCATATTGAAAAACTTTTTGACGTAAGGTCTACGCCATTCTCCTTCTTAAATGAATCTACTTGCTCGGCAATATATTCCTGATCTCGGTCGGAAAGATTTTCTTGTTTCCAGCCTTCCAATATATACCGAAGCTGTCCACTAATTGTACGCCCTTCTACCCGCGCAATCACTACTACCTCTTCATAACAATCCCGAGGCAGCAATACTGATTTCCATTTAGTCGTGTCCATCACACGTCTCCTATTTAAGTATGGGAAAGTATACGCAGAATCGTAGTGTCAATCAAGGTCATCGTGAAGCTCTTTATAGAGGTCTTCCATGTCACGGCATACGTCCAAAATGACGTTAAGCTCTTTTTCCGGCTCCGGGTGAAAGATCACGTACCAACGTTCGTTTAGAACCACAAAGCCCTCGCCAGTGTACATGTCGTAGTAAATGGAGCCGACGTTTGCTGCGGTTTTGACGTTAGCCATTATCTAAATCCTCACATTCGCCCCAACTAGGGCCGACTTCAACGTCGCACTTGTTTGGAACCTGTAACGGCACAGCTTGCTCCATGATCTCCGCTAACTCTTTAGCTTGCTCGGGACCGTCTACAGAAAATGCCAGTTCGTCATGAACTTGGAGCATGGGGGTAAAACCGGCCTCACACACGTTGACCATTGCTTGCTTCGTCATGTCTGCCGCAGAGGCTTGAATCAACCGGTTCAGGGCCTTGTAAGTGTACGCCCGCCGGAGTCTGGTCGTTGGTCCGTGGGTCGCGATTGCTTCTTCGCGAGGCATGGCCTTATGCATTTCAAACGTGTCTGGCTCCCAGAGGTCGAACCGACATTTGCGGCCCCGGAGAGATCGTAAGCTGCCCGAGGATCGTGGGTCGTCAAGTTTTCGCTGTACGCCTTTCATCAAGCCTTTCACGAACGGGACGCGCTTGTGGTATTGCTGAGTAAGGGCTTTTGCTTCATCCACCGTGAGGTCTAGTTGATCTGACAATTTATTGACACCCATGCCGTACATCATGCCGAGGTTGATCACCTTAGCTTGTTTACGGGGGATGTTAGCCATCTCACTGACCATGCTGTGAAAGTCCATGTCCGGGTTGTTCCGATAGCCCTCTACGAAGCTTTCTACGCCCTCCATGGGCATGTTTTTGTAGTCGCCGTAATTCTTTGCGAAATGGACCAAGATCCGTGGTTCTTGTTGTGAGAAATCGATTGCCGCCCATTGTTGCCCTTCTTCTGGCAAGAACAGCGAACGGATCATGGGGCCTAGCACGGGGTCGCGGGCCGGGATCTGTTGTAGATTGGGCGAGTTCATGGAGATGCGGCCCGATACTGTACCGCCATCATCGGATCGCAACTGATTGATGTGGCTATGGATGCGCCCGTCGTGGACATATTTCAATATGCCATCAATAAA